ATCAGAGCATCAGAAGACCCAGAGTTCGAGACGTTCTACACCAAGAACATTCTTCTGAACGAAGGTCTCCGTGCTTGGATGGCTCCAGTAGATCAACCACATGAGAACTTCGTGTTCCCTGAGGAAGTTCTTCCAAGAGGTAATGCTCTGTGAACAACTTTGAAATCTTCTTTTACTTTCTTTGCTTTGGTATCATTGCAGGTGCATCGTTTGCTATGATGTGGTCCAATATTCAATCCATTAATGTGGAAATGAATAAACCAAAACCTAAACCACGTCATCCAGAAGCACCTGCTGCTGGAGAAGAGGTGATGTATGTGGATCTTTCTAGGGATAAACTAGAAGACCTTTATAAGCAGTAAACCACTTCCCAAAGTGTCCACCACCTCTTCACAGGGGTGGTTTTTTATTATATAATGATTGAGTATTGAATCAAAGAAATGAAAGTTTCCGATGTTACAACTTTCACCTATGTGGCTGAGGTTGTGAAGCACCCAGATCCTAAGGTTAAAACAGCACTCAAAATGGTGTGGGATACGAGTGTTGATAGAAAGTTTCTCAGCAATCCTGCTGGTCGTGTGTATATCATCGCTGTTGATGATGTGATCTATAAGATTGGTGGTAGTGAAGCAGGTGGAGGCATTCGTGGCACCTGGAATTCATATTGTAGCGGCAACTCTGGTCGTCCATCTGATCGTACTTACGGAATCAATGTTCTTATTCAAGAGCAAATTGCTTTGGGTAAAAAAGTTAAAGTCTATGCGATTCTATCTGAGTGTGTGGAAGCAAAGGTCAGTGGTCTCACTAAAAAGTCTGAAAAGACTGAAATGATCAACTTATCGTACAAAAGAACAGAGCGTAATTGTTTGGATGATTACATTGCTGTTGAAAAAGAATATCCCAAGTGGAATTTTAAGGAAGCAAACAAACCATGGCCCCAATACATTCAAGAGGGTGCCGCTAAACTAAGGAATAGTTGACAACTCCTCTCATATTTGTTAAAATTCAATCAGCGAACATTTATTATGACAACATCTAATTTTAATCAGTCTTTAAAAGAAAGAACTGCAGAGTATTTTGTTAGTAAGTATTTTTCTAAAGATGCAACTAACCTTGAAACTTGGGATTATGTACCTTCAACCTATGGTGTAGATGGCGTAGAAATCGTCACCGATCCACATATGATGGCATTTAATGATTTTAATGGTGGAATTGATAATCCAGGAAGAGATGAGATTGATTACAATTCTGTAGATGCACTTGAAGCATGTATTAAATCTAAGGGAGTTGTACCGAAAGGCAGCAGATTTATTTACTATGATATAGATACTGGTGAAAAGATGAATGGAATTAAGAGATCTATTGCTGGCAATAGATTGAATATTCCGGGATGGCCAGCTGTTGGTTGCAGGTTCCGAGACGAAACTGCTAAAGCAGATTTTGCTTATGCTAGCAACAATCCTGTTGCTGGAGATGCTACATTGGTTCACCAACTTCCTACAAAAGGTGATACTATCGCATATGTTGTCGATAGGTTTCAAAAAACAGGTAGAACTGACATTAGTGAAAAAGAAATCTCTGACCTGGTAGAGGAGAAAACTAAGAATAATTTTCACATCACAGCAGCTAATAAGGGAGATATTGTCGCCAAAGCTCTAGTTGCACTGCAAAGCAATGGTAAAAGTTCTGAACGATATATTCGATATGATGATGTTCAGATGACCAAAGAACTTGATTCTTTGGTTGAATGTGGAAATGAATGGGCACTGAAATTCTGGGAAGAATATGATGAAAATGATCCTACTAATGCCGTTCTTATTTTCATCAACATGGCAGGTAATGGTATCTCTGGTTCTTATCAATACATTGAGAGAAAACTTGATTTTGCTCAACAAAAAAATCTTCCTGCTTGCTTTGTTATCGCAGTGAAAGCACCAAGACGCAAAAATTCGACAATTACTTCAAAACGTGCTAATGTCTTAACTGGTGATATTAGAAAACTTGAAGAAACTGTTTGCGGAATGTTTAAGCATGATGTAAATGTTCATTCGAGGCTTCTAGCACACAATCACCCTGATGCTCAGCATGTCTTCCTCCGTCAAGACTCTGAGAATGAACCTGTAGGTACTCTAATTTCCTCAAAAGATGTTCTATGAAGACACCAATTCGCTATGCTGGTGGTAAGTCCAAGGCATATAAAATTATAACTGAATACATTCCTAGACTTCCATATCCCAAGCGAATCATCTCCCCCTTTATTGGGGGAGGTTCTTTAGAATCAAGGTGGTCATCTGAACTTGATATTCCCGTGTATGGATTTGATATCTTTCATGCACTTGTAAACTTCTGGAATGTACTGTTAGACTCACCTAATGAGTTTGCAGATGCACTCCAGAAGTTGACTCCCACTAAGGAGAACTATGCTGAGATAAAAGAGCAACTAGTTCGATGGGATTATACACAAGAGATTCTCAAAGATTGGAGAACAGATCATTACAAACGTGAACCAATTCAATTAGATAATATTACTGCTGCTGCATATTATTACTTTAACCATAATCTTTCTTATGGTCCGATGTATATGGGGTGGATGAGTAAGATCTATGAAAGTCAAACAAAATGGGATAAGATGGTGCATTACATCAGGTCTTATCACAATCCTAATTTGCATGTAGAAGAACAAACTTTCGATCAAGTTATTCCAAATTATCCCAATGATCTAATTTACTTAGATCCTCCATATTATTTGGATAAAGATTCCGATAATAAAATGTTGAAGGGGATGTATCCTAACTGTAATATTGATGTGCATCACAAAGGATTTGATCATGAAAAGTTGAGAGATCAGTTACACAATCACAAAGGTAGTTTTATTCTGTCTTATAATAATTGTGAAACAATCCGTGAATACTATTCTGACTTTGAGTTATACTATCCTGAGTGGCATTATTCATATCAAGCAGGAGAGAAGAGAGTTGGAAAGAATAAGAAGGAAAGGGGTGTTGAACATAACAAAAAAGAATCTCATGAGATCTTAATTGTTAAATATAATTGAGGTTACTAAAATAAAATGCTAAGAGACAAAATTTTAGACGCATTATACCTAGATGCTCAAGGTAATATTGCTAAAGCAAAAGCAAACATAGAAGTATATCTACATCAACCAGTGGGTATTGGTGAACATCCTGATGTTCTTGGTGCTATTCAGGAGCAGGTTGATATTATTGCTCATGAACAGGAAAGAATTCAAGTATTAGAAAAATATTTTCTTGATTCTAGCCCCTTTGCTGAGAATCTACCGCCTGAAAGTAAAAAAGATCCTTTTGATGGTGGCTTACCCCCAGATGAAGGACCTGATCCATTAGGAATGTCTCCTATTCGTTGACTTTGCAAATCAAATCAATTATAACTAGAGGGTATAACAACCCTCTTTTTTATGCTCAAGTATATTTTATCGGGATTTCTTCTGGGTGCTGCTCATGGAATGACCGTTCCAGTTAATGCTGAACCTACTAACGGGTATCATACTTACGACGCCATGGGATGTATGTTACTAAAGGAATGCACCGATGGAGTCAAAAAAGTCACCAACCTTCTGGATCTTTCTAGTGAGTATCCTGACCCTTACAAGTTTACTCCTGTTGCTAACGAGTTCAATAGGATGCTCTCCTCTCTCAGTAGGGTCGGAGTTAATGTGTTTCTAGCAGACTCAAAGTATTTTCCACCAGGACATCGGGGCGTTTATCATACTGTAGGAAATAATTTTTTTCTTAACAAAATTCATATGGATCGTCCTCATACTCTTATGAGTGTAATGCGTCATGAAGGGTGGCATGCTGCTCAAGATTGTATGGCGGGTAGCATCAAGAATAAAATGATTGCTATTATCAAACCTGAAGAGGAGGTCCCCATGATCTGGCGTACACTAGCAGAGCGTACTTATCCTCCCCATGCAGTTCCTTGGGAAGCAGAAGCAACCTGGGCTGGTAAAACTCAGGGTATGACTGAGAAGGCACTTGCTGCTTGTGCCGATGGTAATATGTGGGAGGTTTATGAACCAACACCATTGACCAGAAAGTATCTTGAAGAATCTGGATACATACGTTAAAATAATCACGATGAGTTGAATCAACAATGAAAATTTTTCTAGACACTGCAGACACTGAACTGATTTCAAAATATTTTAGTACGGGATTGGTTGATGGAGTTACCACCAATCCAACACTCATCATGAAGAGTGGTCGCAATCCTGAAGATGTTTATCAAGAGATCAAAGACATTGGTGTCTCCGACATCAGCATGGAAGTCATGGGATCTGATCTTGAAATGTATGATGAGGGAGTTCGTCTCTACGAAAAGTTCGGTGATGTTGCTACCATCAAAGTCCCATGCACACGCGAGGGTCTGATCGTCTGTAAGCGTCTCTCTGAACAAGGTATCAAGGTGAACGTCACATTGATCTTCAGCGCCGCTCAGGCGGTCCTTGCAGCGAAGGCAGGGGCAACATATGTCTCACCCTTTGTAGGACGCCTTGACGACCAATCTGTGGCGGGGCTGGAGGTCGTTCGATCTATCTCTGAACTCTTCCGTATTCATGGATGTAGGACTCAGGTTCTCTCTGCCTCTATCCGTAGTGTTCAACGTGCTGTCCGTTCATGGTATAATGGTGCGGAGATTGCAACGATGCCTCCCAGTGTTCTTGAGCAGATGTATGATCACATCCTGACCGACAAAGGCATGGAAATCTTTGAACGTGACGCAGCGAACATTAAAAACTAATATATAAATCAGCGAGGAAAAAACCATGGCTACTTACAACATCACTATTCGTACTCCTGATGGAGAAGAAACTTTTGAATGTGAAGATGATCAGTACATTCTTGACGCTGCTGAAGAGCAGGGTATCGATCTTCCTTATTCTTGCCGAGCAGGTGCTTGTTCTTCCTGTTGCGGTAAAGTCCTTGAGGGAGACGTTGATAACAGTGATCAAACATTCCTTGATGATGAACAACTGGAAGAAGGGTTCGCACTTCTGTGTGTTACCTATCCAGAGTCTGACTGCCTGATTCTTTCTGAGCAAGAGGAGAATTTGTAATGGGAACCTTTATCATTTATTCTCGGGATGGTTGTCCTTACTGCACTAAAGTTGTTCAGTTGATGCAAAGGGCTGAGCAGAAACATGTTGTATACAAACTAGGTCGAGAGTTTCAGCGTGATGATTTTTATGCAGAGTTTGGGAAAGGATCTACTTTCCCTCAAATCATTCTGGATGGAGAGAAACTCGGTGGGTGCATGGAAACTGCACAATATCTAAGGGAGAACAAATTAGTCTAGTGGTAGTACAAATGGATGAAGAGATCTACGACATCGTAGAAAAAGCAGTTGACTATTCTTTTAATCACAAATTTCCTCTTAAAAATTTCTACACTTATTTGAAGCATAGGAAATACAAACGAAAAGAAGTTCAAGAATTTCTTGATAGCTCTACAGTAAAAAATATTGAGGGGACTGTTGGAGAATTAAAAGAGTATATCAAGGGAGGTAATAAAACTATCAGGGAAGCCTATGGTTTCATAGGAAAACCTGAAGCAAGAAAAGTCGTGACCTATCTTCAAAAAATTATTGATGACGCAAAGCAGTACCACTATGACCGAAGACCAGGAAGACGAAAGAAGCAATCTAAATAGTACAGATCTCGGCATCAATCGAGGATTTGAGTTGATGTTAAGGCAAGATAAAAGGGAGGAAGAACCAGAACCAAAAAAATTCCATGTAATTTTCGGTAAGGTTCTATCTCTCTTTAAACGAGAGATAGGCTTACACATTGAATTCTATTTTGATTATAAGAAGTAAGTATCTCTCGGGGGAGTAGAAAAATGTTAGCAGTAACCCTGACCATAGGAACATTGGTCTCAATCATGTTCTTTTTTGTAGGAGGTGTGGTAGGATGGCTCGCAAGAGAAAATCAATTCCACACTCAACCCGTCTATATGCATCCCGAAATGTTTGACGAGAATGGTAATGTATTACCAGATGAAATTTTAGCAGTACGATTTGAAAACGGTTATGACGAGCTCGACGAAGAAGAAGACGAAAGCGAATCTTGATTTGCCACCAAACCCATTTGTGTTTGAAGTCTTGGACCTTGTAGATAAACAAAGGTCCAAGGCTAAAAAAATTGAGGTGCTTCAGAAATATCAATCCAATCATCTTAAGGCAGTATTCATCTGGAACTTTGATGATAGTGTTATCTCCCTTCTTCCAGAAGGAGAAGTGCCTTATGGTAATCTTGTGGAAGATGGTACGTCTAAAGGAACCTTGAGTCAAAAGATTTCAAGTAGAACCAGAAGCGATAATATTGCATACAATGGAGCAGAAGAAGATTTAAGAGCACAAAAGTCTTCTATTGCAAATGAAGCAGATAAGTTTTATAATTTTATTCAGGGAGGTAATCCATCCCTGAATGCTATCAAACGAGAGTTAATGTTTATCAATATCCTTGAGGGTCTTCATCCGCGAGAGGCAGAAATTGTTGTGCTGATCAAAGATAAGAGACTCGGAGAGCGGTATAAGATTACTAAGGCACTTGTGTCTGATGCATATTCAGATATCACATGGGGAGGTCGTAGTTGAAAATTAAAATGATCCATCAAGCGTGTGATCCCAGTCTATCTGAGGATCGCACTCTTCCAACTAATGCATACTTGATCGAATATCTACAAGATGGAATCACTTGTTATGATATCGTCATGGCTAATAAACAAGCAGACATTTTTGATCACTATTGGGATCATTATCGTCGTGACTTTAAGAATATGACCCAGACTGAGGGTAGAATCAGTCCTAAACTGTGGGGTATTCAGGGTAAGGGAGGTAAAAAGAAATGAGTGGGTTCGGAAAGAAACAAGAAAAGAAATCTAAAACCAAAGTCATCAATGAAGATGAGTATGATAAGTTGGTGAAAAAATATAAGCGTATTAAAAAGTTTATGAATTCTCCATTGCATGAAGTGAAGCGTATTGATGGAGAGAAAACGATTGTAGAAGAGTTGATAGATGAATATGAGAATAGTCTAGATGATTATTATGAAAAGAATCCCGAACCTTCAGAAGAGGAAGAGTATGATGAACACCCTGCTCAAGAGCGTGTAGAATATCAAGCAGGACTCAATGAATTCCTTTATAAGAAAGGAAACTTTCATGAGTATAAAGATAATGGAAAGTCAGGGGGATTTGAATAACCGTTTCCAAAATCGGGCGAAAAAAATCCCGGCAATTTTTTCACGCGAAAGGTTTTTGCAAATTGTATACTGCGATACATTATAGTTTGACTATATAGTCTATGTGGTCTATAATAGACCTACGTTCATCCAAATGCTCAGTATACTACTGGCGCTCACCTTAGCCCATCATAATGACGGGTCGCCCTACGGGTGGCACATGAGTTGTGAAAGGTTCCTACAAAGAAGAGTTGAGATCCTTATGGACGACAACTTGGATCGGAGAACTAAGTATAACCTCATTGGTTATCTTAAGTCTAAGGTAGAGGGTCCATGTGGTATACTTGCAAGGACGCAAGTAAGTCGCGGAACGGA